CTTCCGTTGATAATCTAAACGATTCCCTTGCATTTGCATATGCTTATGGGAAAGAATATTTTGATAATCATCGGAGGAAAATTAAAGAAAATTTGAAACCAGAATTACATCAGTTTCTACGAGACTACCCTTATTACCATCAGTTGTTTTTAAGTAAGCATGAGGCTGGTCGTTATGTGCCTGCACAGGCTCAAGGTAGCGTAGATCCTGGTATGATAACCGATTCAACAACACCAATAACAACTAACACCAATGAAGCACCAAAAACAAGTGATAATACTAAGGGTATTATCTTAGAAGCCCAACGAGAAGTTGAAGTGAGTGGACCAACAATGGAACCAAATTCCGGAGGAGGAAGACTTACTAAGACTTGTATGCCTGATCCTAGTTGGTCGTTACCGGACACGGTACACCGAAGGGTTTGGGTTAATACATATCCATGGACAACAGCGAACGCGCAGGGATATGCGTTAGTAACCTTGAGTTTACCTCAAGATATTATCGTAAATTACTTGCAATCAATGGCTTTTGAACGTTTTATTTTTTGGAAAGGATCCATTAATCTTGATTTCGAACTGAGTGGTATGAAAATGCACATGGGAAGATTGAAGGCTTATGCAGTACCGTGGACGAATGGTTTATTAGTCGCGAATTTACAAGCAGCAAGCCCGACAGCTTATTATGGTCTGAATCCAATTTCATTGGATCCAGCCTCGAGTACGAAAGGAAGATTAGTGGTTCCATTTTATAATCCGAAAAGTTATATATCAATAAATGGACCATCCGCGGATGCGAATTTTGATTTCACGGCAACGGTGATAGTATCAGTGTTAGTACCTTTGGGTGCGGCGACAGGATCCCCTACCAGTATTAATCTGGCAGTGTGGGCTTCGTTTGGCATGGACTCTGAGTTCCATGTACCACTGAATTCATCTGCCGTGGGAACGGTTTACAATCGCGAACACGCAAAACAATTGATGCGAAATGCAAAATTTGCTCCAGCACGCGCTGAGGGTGGGACTATTTCAACAACGAATAATATAACATCTTATGGCGATATGGACGGAACTTGTATTCCGCAGAAAATGACGAATGATGATTTTCAAGGAGCTGCTTCTGGTAATAAAGTGGATGTACCAGCGTTCGATCGAGCAGCCAGATCAATGAATCCATTCAATATTGTGAGAAAATATATTCAAAATTTTTCGCATTCGAAAGGATCAGAAATGGTTACGCGATTGGATTTAGATCCATCTAATCTAGCAGTAGTGACAAGAGATCATTTTTCAACAAATGTAGACGAGATGAGTATGTCTTTTTTACTTTGTACACCAACTTGGGTAGATAATGTGGCGTGGCCAGGAGCAGCAACTTTTGGTACGTCATTGTATTCAGGTTTTATAGGACCAATGACATCGTTATTTACGCCTGGTACCACGACTCAAATAGTTTTGACGCAGGGTAATCAAGTGTATTTAACACAATGGGAGTATAATGCTATGCGTTTTGCTTTCTGGAGAGGAGGTATGCGTATACGAATTGAATTAGTAGCAACGATGTTTCATGTGGGACGATTATGCTTGACGTTGAATTATGGTGCTCCACCAGGAGTGCAAGTTGGTTTGAGAGATGCGACATCGCAGTACGCCGTAGAATTTGAACTTAATAGTGATAAAAACGTCTTTGAATATGACATTCCGTATGTTGCATCGACGCGTTGGAAGAGGACTTGTAGAGGACCCTCTTCTCCTGATGATCCGGATGTTAATGGCGGAGCATGGTGGAACGATTATTTTATCGGATCTTTCGATATTAGCGTCGTTACGCAACTGCAAACAACAAATGTTGCACCACCTGATGCCGTCATCATCCTCTCTTATTCAGGAGCAAAGGATTTTGAAGTTTATATGCCATCAAATATTAATCAAACTTTCATCTCAACAATTACGACGATAGTACCGATACCTCTTGCAGCAAAAGCACAAGGAGATAACGGTGGAGGAGCGAAAGCCGGGACGAGTACGGCACCAAATCCACCTGATGCATCTGCTTTATTAGTAGGGGCATTAAGGGTGGGACCACCTGATATGTCAGGACCGATGAAGGATGATCATTTTGGTCATATGGCCCCAGTGAAGGACTTGCGTTCGTTATTGAGGCGATATTATCCGTTTAAGAGGAATAACATTTATACGTATACAGCACAAAGTTATACCGCAACAACATCTAATGATCAAGGAGCAGGTTACACCCCGCTTTTTAATACTTCAGCGATTCCGGCTAATCAACCGTTACCGTATCTCATTTTTGAAGTTATACCAGTTCAACCTAGCGATATTTCTTATGGAACATATGGAACATCTGAGAGGGTCTTAGGGAATCATGTTACACCTTTGAATTTTTATGGACCAGAATATCGTTTTTGGAGAGGTTCGATGCGTTACAAATTTATTTTTGGAAACGTGGAAAATCCTACCACGAATGATTTAACACCAGCAAACTCAGGGGTGTTTTATATACCTCATGGACAATTTACCGATACAGAAGTTCCGAAAGCTGCCCGACCAAATTGGGCTTGGTTAGCTGCCAATTATGTAACAGCAATAATTGGTGGTACAAGTTCAGCGGGTGGTGATTCGCAATT